CTTCACTTCCTAAAAACGCAGTTTTTCCGGGGCTCTTCGCTGGGCGATTTCCTTTAATAACAAAGGGATATCCTGGCGAAGAAGCACGATTAATTGCTTGCACGTACTCATTCCCTTCAATTCCACGGATTGCTACTTCAACATCAAATTCTCGAATTACGCGCGTCGCATGAAACTTCTTTCTCATGAACGCTTGGAAGATATTACACACTCTAGGATCTACTTGAATACTAGGACCAATGTACTTTTTCATTGCCATATTAACTACGTGATCTTTCACGCCATCAATTTCGACAAATCCAAGTACTGCAGGTCGTTTCTTTGGTTCGATAATCTGTCCGTGTATAATACTTTCTTGAAGTTTCGTTCGTGTTTGAGAATGAACGAAGTGGGGAATACATGTGACGTGTTCTAAAGCGTCATCTACAACAGTTTGTTTATTTTCGAAATTCTGTTTGATTCCCACCGCAGGATATCCGAAGGTATTTTCTTTCTTTGCAACTCCTAAAATACAGTCGATCATTTCACGATAGACCGTGGCGCCAAAACAAGTGTCGGATGATGGAAACGACGCCATATGAATTCCTACAATCTTCTCTGGGAATCCTCGATTATTTAAAACTAAAAAGCTACCACAATATCCTTCCAATGTTTGTGCTTCATACTCAATACTTCCAAAAGTCGCTGTGATGTGTTTATCGCTGTCTTCCGACAACATCCACTCATCACTGACTTCTCTTACTTTAGAATACTGTTTACAAACATACCACGTCGGATGACCAAATTTATTTAAACATGTGGTATCTCTAATTAATGAATAAACGATTAAATTACTACCTTTAATTGAAGCTAATTTTGATTTTGGAATAAAGCTATTTACTATTGTTGAATGATCACTTACTGTTCTGTCGAATTCTAAAAATAAAACATCATATGGAACTTTAACTTCGTCGGACTGTTCATGAGTGAGCTGCCATACTTTAATTGTGCTACCACGTAGTCGTTCATAAGTATTCCTAACACCTCTAAGTGTTACTACGCATTCATCAAAGTCTACTGTTAATCTATCTAAAATATGAGAATTGCACATGAAAAGACGGCCACACAAGAATGTACCGTTTAATTGAGAATAAAAATCTGATTCTGAATGCTCTACTGTAATTTGATACGTTGAAGACGTCAACGTTCGGCATAAGGCCTCACATGTGTGATCTGCAACACTTTCTAAAATTGCTGAATTCGCATATTCATCTGCTACAAGGATTTCTTTTCTGAAGGAATCATCCTCTTCTTTATTTTCACGACGAACTACTTTTAAACTACCTGAAGGCTTATTCCGTGGTTTTACAACTGTCTTTGTAACGCTTCCGCTGGAGTAATTTTCAACTACCTTTTGTGGTTTCTTCTTCTTCGCATCCGGCTTTTCACACCACTTATAGATTGCATACGCAGATAACATTAATGTGCCCGTGCTAGCGATATAAAACAATCGCTTTCTGAGCTTAATATTATCAACATTCCAGAATCTATCCCACCAAATTTTCGTTTTAATATATCCTAAGAGTGAATAAAATAAGAATGAACGCCATACACTTGCAGTAAATTTAGGAGCTAAAAACCAACATCCCATGGCACACAAGAGTGCCCATATGACGCTAAATTGAGGAACTTTCCATGGCGGATAATCATCTTTAACTACTGAACATTGAGGTACTGTAACACCTTCCATTATTGCTAATTCTTCTTCGCGTCGTGATGTTTCTTCTTTGAGCCATCTTTCTTCTTCAGCGCGACTTTGTTCAATCATATATTCTAAATTATAGTACTTATAGTTTAAAGGAGCGACGTTGATTCGTGGCGGAAATGGATATGAAGGCATTATTGGCTTTGTGGCAAGTTGGGGATTATTATCATAATTATAATTAGAAACTGTTGCTGAAGGCAAAATAGGATTTTCTATTGTGGTCATACTTGAAGAACATGGAGTCGCTTTTTCGTCGTCGGCTTCCTTGAGAGGAGTTTCTTTCCAATGTCGCGTGGCATATGCGGAAAGATTAGCACGATTGCGCGTAAAGCTAACATGTTTCTGTTCTAATAATGACTTAATTTGATTAATAAAGGAATTAAAATTAAAAAGGGGACCACTTTTCTCGCCATAAACACTTAATTGAAATTGATATGCAGAAACGTCAAATTCTTCTACACTTAATTTAGAGGGATCTAAAACTGGAACACCATTGACCATCATTGTATAATGTGGGTCAATTGAGGCAAAAACTTCTAAATCGATACGTCTAAAATACGCATCAGCATTTTGGAGATAAGATAAATCGGGGGTTGCTTGATTGTCTGTCGCTATAATTAAGTCGGAATTAAATTTTGCTGTTTGTTTATTTTCTATTTCAGCTACTGGAAGTAAAAGATCGGCATTATTATTCATATGGATTATTCGAGCTGGCCATGGTAAATCATCTACTAACATGTCGGGATCAATTTGATTTGCATCATCTACTACGTAAATTTTAGAAAAAGAAGTATTGTAATTGGTCTCATATTTGTGACCTTGTGGACGATAATAAATGTATTGAAAATGGTTACTTAAATTTTTCTTTTGATCTTCGTCTGACATTCCTTGTAACTCAAAAATTTTCTTTAATGCATCAGCGGCAAGTGCTGATATCATGGCTGTTTTTCCTACACCAGGTTCACCTACAATGTGAACAACGACTGGTTCTTTCCTATATGAATGGCCTGAAACTGGA